TGTATACCTGCTGCACATAGTTCTCGGTTGGGCTTACATATGTCGCTTCACTGAGTTCTGTACTGCCATATGATCCGATAGCCGTTATAAGCCCGCCGTCATAACTGAAATCCAAGCTCATGACCGGCACCGGATATGCTTTGCCATCTCTGCTCAATACCTGTACTATATCTCCAAGCTCAAGTCTCATATCACCCGCAAAACTGCATGTCGTTGGATGATAGCTCATATCCTTCAGCTTTGCATACAGGCCGTCAAGAATCTCCTGTGTCATCAGGAAGTTGCTTGTTGCTATTCCTGTAAGCCCCTGTCCTGATTTTATTGTGCTGTTCTCATCAACAGCACATGAGATATACCCAACCTGAAACATGTTCTCTTGCACAACAACATCATCAAACGACCTGTTAAGCCCTACCGAATAATCCGTTGTCGTGTACCACCTGAAATCAAGCACTCCGTCCCTGTCAAATGTTGCAAACTTGCCGTCAATGCCAGCTATGAATCCAACTGCCTGTCTGTATGTGTAGCCATCAAAGTTTTTTGATATGTTGATTCCTGACGGAGCATTCTTCATTCTGATACCTGTCAATGCCTCTATCTCTGCGCATACCTCCGATATATCACAAGGATATAAGAGGTTAGACAGATAATATCCAGACAGCTTGTAAGCCATCCTATCGTATGCAGTGAACGTGATCCTGCCATCATCAACAGTAGGTTTCTGCGCCATGAAGTATCCCATCTTGACATACTCTATACTGTCATCATCAAGCATGAGGCCTATCTCAAGCAGAAATTCCTTGCCGGTCAGACTTATATCCGGCTGTATCATTGTGATATCAAGCTGCGTGGAACTGGCGCACCCTATCTCTAAGGTGCTTGTTCCAGTTCCGGCTATACACTTCATATCAACACTGACAAAACCGGATTCTATGACAGTGTCATCACATGTTATACGTGCTCTGAATGTTCTGCCATCACCCATTATTCTATTGTCAAAGCTATCTGATACATTCGTGTACATCTGATATCTCCTACTTCTCTATCAGGTCAACTCCAACCCCTGTATACCTGTACATTCCATCACGTATGTCATATACCGGGTATGTCGGAGTGCCTGCATACATCCTCTTTGTTACATATTGCTTTGTTCGTGGATCCTTGAATTTGACATCAAAAAAAGAATCATAGATTGCACCCTCTATAAGTGCTATCTGTGATTCCGTGAGATAATTCCACTTAATCTTAAGTGTCATCTTTCTGGCCACGATATCACCGAACATTTCTCCATCCGAGACTCGCCCAGTGTTCTTGCTCCAGATCTTCTCTGGCGCATAAGTGAGACCACCATTGATCGCTGGATCTGGCATGTCCACTCCATTTATAACAAGCTCTGCTGCCACAGTCTCACTCCTTTCCTATACCAATATTGGATTCTTGCCTGTCTGGATGGTCCTGTCGTTGATGTCCTTTATAACAACATCTGTAACCTGTTTGCCGCCGACATATACATTTATCACAGGTGTGTTTCCACCTGACTTGCCGCCACCGCTGTTCGCCGCTGTGACCGCCCTGTATACACCAGCTTCAATACCTTCGACTATCTGAGCATTATTCGCAACCGCTGTCTTACCATTGCTGAACTTACCAACAAGCTCTCCGTGGTTCGCCATGAACAAGCCGTCCTCCGGGAAACCGCCAGTCGCAAATGTGGATATATGTCCAACATTAAAACCAATTGTAGTTCCATCGAATAATGTCTTATATTTTCCGTGAATAATATCATAATAACGGATAGGATTAATCTTCCAACTCAGCTTGTTAAGATTGTCGATAATGTAAGTATTTATCCATCCAATAACCGTATTTATGGCTGATCTGAAACCGTTTTTTAGTGCCTGCGCAGAAGTAGCTGCTACGATTGTGAACCTTACAGTCTTATTCTTCCACTGTGCCGATCTATTGTTCCACCACGTTTTTATGCTCTGAATCGTTGTCACGGAATTAACGCTAAACTTTGATATCTTATTTTTCCACTGTGCCGATCTATTGTTCCACCACGTTTTTATGTTCTGAATCGTTGTCACGGAATTAACGCTAAACTTTGATATCTTATCCTTCCACTGATCCGCCCTGTCCTTCCACCATTGTCTTATAGCCGCTGGTGTAGTTGCTACAGTGGCAGTCAATATAGCGGTTTTATCTTTCCAGTCCTGCAGCTTATCTGTTGCCCAGTCTTTTATCTTACCAACAGTTTCCTCATCAAGCGCCGCTGACAACTTTGCAGCTATAGGCAGTGACTTGTTTTCTGAGTCTCCCCACAGGCTCTTTATCGATTCCCAAATATCTGACAAAGTATTCTTCAACTTGAGACCAACCTCAAGTGCTGTATCCTTGAGTTTAGCCCATACATCTTTGATACCTTCCCATATCTTCTGTGCCTGATCTGACCAGTCTGTGCTCTTGATCTGATTGATAATAGCATCCCAGATAGCAAGTACCAATTTGTAAAATGCGCCTGCAACACTGATGACAGCCTTGATAGCACCTGTAATGATTCCTATCCAGTCTACCGATGTTATTGCATCGACAAGATCTGTACCAATAGAATCCCAGTCCACTTCATCGAAGAATGTCGATATACTGTTCAGTACACCCTTTACACCCTCACCGAAGGTCTTACCACCCTCCTTAAAGTCTATCGCTCCAAAGAAGTTATTAACTGTCTTGCTTGCACTCTCCCCGGCTTTCTTCCAATCAAACGTCTTGGCAAAGCCAAAGCCTGTATCTATGACATTCTGAACCGCTGTACCAAGCGTATCTCCAGCCAGCGACCAATCTGTAGTGGACAGCGTGCTGTTTAGTGTTTCCGCAAGGGACTCTCCCCACTTCTTAAAATCAAACTTCTTCTGGAATGTATTGATTGCTCCCAGAATTGTGTTGATTCCATTACCAAGTGTGGATCCTACAAGATTCCAGTCTGTCTCCTCAACTGCTCCATTTAAAAAGTCGGCTATCTTCTCGGCTATGCTGTTGCACTTCTTCTGGACACTGCTCCAATCAATAGATCCTAAAGCACTGTTTATCTTGTCTCCAAGGGCCTTTCCAACAGCTTCCCAGTTGCCACTCTTGATAGAATCTGCAAGGCTGCTTGATATATCAACCTTTGTGGTTTTCCAGTTGCCTGTATTCAGTCCGTTTCCGGAGCTGCCGCTTCCGGAGCTTCCACTGTTATCATCCAGCTTGGTGATCTCGTCAAACCCCAGCAGCACATTCTGCAGTTCTTTAGCACTTGCAGCCGACTGGTCAAGGCTTGCCGAATAATCTTTCTGAGTATATACAGCCTTTTCAAATGTTGTTTGACCTGTAAGGTATGCAAAGAACTCAGCCAGCTTGTTAAATGCATCAGCCACAGTGTTCACTATACTTGTAAGTATTGGTGTTATATAGCTGAGTAGAGGCTGAAATGCTGATAATATGCTACTCTTCAGATAGGTAAATGAGGATGCCAGCAGTGACAGATCATTGTTCACAACTGCCGATTGCTTCGCAAAGCTCTGCAAGGTCTCACCCATGCCACTCATAAGCTGCATAAACAGCATTGAGAGCACCATAGATTTAACCATCCTTGATGTCTGTGTAAACTTTGAACTTAATCCTGACAGCTTATCTTTAAGCGATGATAAGCCTCTTCCTATCAGTGTTGTATTCTCATAAAGTGAGAACAGCCTGCGCCCGGCATTGCCCGCCGCAGTTCCAAAATTCCTTATGTGGGACACGCCATTCTGGAATCTGTGAATCAGCGATGCAGTAGCATTACCAACGTTCTTGACAGTAGATGCAAGTCTGCCAAAGAAGCCGGTAGATGTATTCTGAGATGTATTCTGCAAAGCGGCACTGAGCTGTGATATGCGTTCCTGTGCCTGCTGTATAGAATCCCTTGTCTGCTGCATATTTGCCTGAAGCATTTCCTGCTTACCGCTTAAACTTGCTGACTGTGTCGATGCCGTACTATATGCGTTCTGAAGTGATCTCAGTTTATTCTCCTGCTGAGTAATAATAGAGTTCATTCTCTGAAGCCCCTGCGTGCTTCCAAAGTTTCTGCTTTCGGCACTGACTCCTTCCATGGCTGTTTCCAACTTCTCAAGTCTTCCCCATGCCTGTTCACTTGATGTATCCAGTTCATTCATCTTTTTAGTCATGTCTTCCATGGACATGAACGAATTACCAACATCTATGATGTCATAAGGAGACTGCTTGAGTCTCTCCATGGCATTGAATAACTCGTTGGCTGATATTTTATTTTCATCAAGTGTAGTCTTGAGCCTGACCATCTCTGCATTTATGCTGCCGTCAATATTCAGCTCAGACATTATTGAGGACATCACCTCATAATCTCTTTTTAAACCATCAAGTCTTGTTTGTTGCGCCTGTATGTCATTACTGGTTTTCTGAACTTTCTGATTCTGTATATCGTACTTCTGATTCACTGCGTCCAGCTTTATCCTGTACCCATTGAGGGTATTCTGCAGCTTCTGGAGCTTGGCCTGTTCCGCATCAAGAGCTTTCTGTGTCTTTTCCTGTGTTGCATCACCGGGATTGCTCGAAACCTTATACGATCTCGTCTCGCCGCCATTGTTTGTATTCCCACCCCAATTAGCTGTTGGCCTTGAGTTGAATACATCCTGCATAGTTTCTTTGACTTTTTTCCATCCGGTCGTTATTTTGGCCGTTTCAGCAGTGCTCTGCTTTGATACAGTCTGCATCTTGGAATTTATCTCACCAACCGCCTTGCCTGTTCCGCTAACAGTCTTCGTAACCTCTGACATCTGCTTGTTATATGCAGCGCTCTGCTCTGTGAGCGTCCTGAGGTCTTTTGACATATCCTTGATAGGCTGCGTTATCTCATCCAAGGCACTTGCTATGTCCATGGTCTGTGCTTCAGTTCCCTTGAGAGTTTCGGTAATATCTGAAAGAGCTTTCTTCAGCGCATTGGTGTCAGCAGTAAACTTGACGGATATCTCCTCTATTGTCATATTCTGTCCCACCTCCTTCCTTTTCGTATTTCTTCATGATTTATTTTTTGCTCTTATCCACATGCCTGTACATTATTGCCTTGTACTTCTCAAGCTCTGCCTGTATCTTCTCCTCTTCTGTCCAGTATGGGAATATATCTGATACATTTATATCTCCATCATTCTTCCATACCCACATGGATATGAGCTCTGCCTGTCTGAATGCTATATTAGCCTCATGCTGATGCTTCCTACGTTCCCGCTCGTTGTAAACCTTTATCATTTCAACAAGCTCACCCCAGGTATAATCCAATGCCTCAAAGAAGCCCACACCGGCTATCCTTGCTTCAAAGAGAAGCCTATCTATATCATAAGGGAGTGCTGTCTGACTTATCTTCGGAATCGCCCGCCGTTGGGGTCTGTCCATTATCCTTCTGCAGCTTCTCTACCCTTTCCTCAAGGCTGTCAAACATAGTCTTATATGTTGTATTGATGCTGTTCACAACACTGTTTGCCTGGTCCTTCTTGATGATTCCAGAATTGACTGCAATGTCGGTAAGGACCTTTGCAAAGTCCTCAGCTCCGCTTCTGCCGTTCTCAACAAGCAGATCGTAAAACTCCTCTCCATCTGTGATCTCGTTGTCATTGTCCTTGTAGCCCAGAGCTATGCCAAGAATATCAACCGCTCTGTCTATATCATCTACTGCACCCATAAGAGTTGCCAGCATGTTCTCTTCGTACTTCTCCTTGAGAATCTTCTGACCACCTGCTGTAAGTCTCAAGTGAAACTTCTTCTCTGCTCCATCTACCTTGAGTTTGATTTCCAATGTCTGCATATCTGCTTTACCTCCTAAAAAGGCAGGGAGACCATGCCCCCTGCCTGTGATGTATTATTTCATATTGTTGTATTACAAAAATGGATTACGCTTCTACCGGATCAGTAACCTCCCACTCACCCTGAAGGTTTACAACTGCCTTTGCCTTAATGAGGTTGTTGACCTCGGCACCGGTAACTGTCGTTGTAACATATCCCTTATTCTTGAATACTGTCTTGTCAGGGAATGTGACCTCAACATCAACTATAGCCCCAGCATCCTCAAGGCCCTTGAGTATACGATAGTCTGAGGTTGTTGCTCCATTGTCATAGAGATACTCTACCTCCCAGCTATCGTTCTCCTGCACACCTGGAACACTTTTCTTTGACTTATCCTTGAAGCATGTAGCATCAAGTGATGAAGGTGTTCCTCCAATGTCTCCTATCTTTGTTGCATAATTAAGGGCTGTCTTGCCTATCTTGATATCAAGACCTATTGAGGCAAGTCCCTGCTTTGGTGTATCTGCCATTGTTTTATACCATCCTTTCTGCTTATGAAATAAGCCTGTTTGTTCTTGTGTCTACTTTGCTGCTATATCTGAGAGTCTTTCTGCAATATCCGCTGGCATCAACATTATCTCCATCGTCATCCGGGCTTTCGTAGTCCCTGTTGAATCCAAGATCCACCATCTTCTCATCAACCTTCAGCATGATGGATATGCATTCCTTAAAGGTTCGGCTCCATATATCTATCTGAAAGCCCAAATTTTCAACAACACTGTGCATCCCTGTGCCAGTATTTGCTATCTGAATAAATGTAACCAACGGAACATAACTTATAGACTTTGGATATCCATGATTAACCTTTAATTCGTTATACTCTATGCTTTCAAGCAGCTCCTTGATCTGTTTTCTTGCATCTATCATCTAGTGATCTTGCTCTCCATTCTTACCGCTGATTTCAGCCTTTCTACTATGTGTTCCTCATTGTTCTTCATAGCCGGATAGAGGTATGGCTGTGGTGCCTGTCCTCTGGTTAAATATCCTATAACCTCACCATCCTTCTTTATAGGGATAAAGTGATATTTTTCAGCCTGAGCCTTATCTATCTTGTCAACAGGTATCATCCATGGTGTCTGCCTGTATCTGAGGTCTATACCCTCAATCTTAAGCCCTGCCGCCTGTCCCACAGGTCCTGTGCCAAACTCCACATATGCTGCATAGCTTGCATTGTTGTATACCTCACCAACAATCTTATCCTCTGTCTCAGTAACCCTTGTCTGTATCTTCTCTCTGAGATATCCACCATCAACAGGCGCAAGCGCTCTGGCTTCTCCTGCTATGCGGTCGGCTTCCTGCTCCACAATCTGTTTTACATTGCCGTCAATCCCACTAGCAAGTTTATCCAGAGCGCTTATAAGTGTATCTAGTCCTTTGATTTCAATAGGCATATCTACTTCACCCTCTCAATGATAACAAGACGATAAGATGGATAAGGCTTGATGGATTCCACGTTGTACATGTTATCGCCCACCTTCACCCTGTCTTTTTCTTTCAGACTGATGGAGTCATCGAATACACATCCCTGAAGCATCTCGTTAACACGCTCACCATACTCAGCTACCTCAACCTCTGAAGATATAGGACTCCACAGAATCCTCTCAAGGATTCCTGATGGATCTGTCTCATATCCATATGATTCATGTCCATACTCATCCTCTTCAACATAACTGCGATATATCCCGCTATCCTGTCTCTTCTGTGCTATCTTTCTTCTTATGCTTGACATATACCCTCCTGTATCTCTTGAGGCTGTCCAGGACCTTATCAACCTGTGTATCAAAGCTCTCTCCTGTGAGATATGTTGTATTCTCGGACACAACACCCTCTGAATAACTCTCAGACTTTATATGCTTGTCAGCCTGGTCTCTCTCATAGAGTATAGCTGCGATCTCGACCGCCTTTGAGGCAAAGGCTTCATCGAACTGCTTCACATTCAGAAACAGAACTATCTCATCCTTCGCCTCTTCCAGATAATCGGTAAGGATCTCATCGCTTATATCCTTATCAGAGCCTATCTTCCTCTTAAGCCTTGCCAGTGAATCCATCATGTATCACCTCTCAGTCGGTCGTCTTTGTGGCTGTCTTTGTTTTCTTCTGAGGCTTTGGCTCTTCCTCTGCCTCGGCATCCTCCACCGGCTCATCCTCTGCTGGTGCCACGCTGGCCGGCTCATCCTCTATAACAAAGGTCTTTATGTCCTTGCGGCAATGCTCTACAACACGCTCATTCCGGCAAGTGAAGCTGTGTCCTGTGATAATATTCTTTATAATAGCCATATCTGCCCTCCTACTTTCTGTTCACTGTGAGAGTTGCAAGTGCATCCTTCTGCAGTACCTTGACACCACAGAGGTGAAGTCCCTTGACAGCATCTGAGAAGTTGCTCTCTGGTCTGTAGCCCTCTGTCTCAGTGATCTGCTCTGCAAATGATGCACCAGCATTTGTACCGGCAAGTATCTTGTACTTTGTACCATCGGTGTTTGGTGTATTGTTTGATACATAGATCTGGAAGCCTGCAGCAGCTCCGATGTGTCCGCCCTGAAGGATTGCCATGTTGACATCTGTACCATTGCCAACGAATCTTGAATCCTTCTGAAGGAGTCCATGATAGAATGGCGGCACTACTACCCAACGGCCTACGAGCGGAACATTCTTCTCTGTGAGCTCTGTTCCAAGATCTACAAGCAAGTCATATGCATCATCCTTACTTGGAACAATTGGAGACTCATCACTTCCGACTGCTCCGGCAGCACCGGCTACCATGATTCCTGCAAGCAGTGAATCAACCGTATCATTCAGACCATATGCGGTTCTTGCCATAGCCTCGTTCATGAGCTTAGGGTTAGTCTGCGCATTGTCCACATCCTTGATGGCAAAATTGAAGTAATTTGCCTGATCAATAACAAGTGTATTCTGCTCACCTGTAAGCTCCTCTGGATCATCAATCTTTGCTCCTGTATACTTCTTGATCGTGATGTCACCGATCTGGTTGATCTTTACAGTATCACCAAACTGCTTGATCTCACCCTCATAATCTCTGTTGACAAGTCCTGCATATACATGGATCTTGTCAAGATGTGCAAGAAGTCTTGCACTCCATATCTGTGGAATAAAATTCTTTACTGACATATTTCATCGTCCTTTCTTACTTGTTCTGCTTGAGCACATTCTGCACCTCATCCCAATGTGCATTGATCTCCTCGGCACTCATAGACTTAATGCTATCCATAGTTATTGTCGTGCCCTGGGTCTTATCCCTTGGTGCTGTGCCTCTCATTTTATCGCTTACAGAATCCGCAACGGCTGTTCTGAAAGATGCTTCAAACTTATCAATCTTATCCGCTGTCTCTTCTGCTGTGTCGCCTGTCAGAACATCAGCAAATGAAGCATCAAGCCCTCTCTTGATCAGCTCCTTGCCTGTCGCAAGTACAAGCTGCTGTCTCTCAAATGCTTTCTTCTCAGCGTCAAAGGCGGCCTTATCCTTATCGAACTGATATTTTGCTCTCTGCTCCGCTGTCATCTTCTCCAGCTTCTTAGCCTCGTCAAGGTTTTCAATAGCTTCCTTGTCCCACTTCTCCTTGGCTGTAGCAAGGGCCTGTGTGACTCTTGCGTCCGAAGCTGACTGAACAGCCTTTTTGAACTCTGGTCTTGCCAGAATCTCCTCGACTGTCATGGTCTTAAGCACATCTTCAAGTGATGCTGTGCTTGTTGCCTGGTTCTGCTGTGCTCCCTGTGTCTGTGTACCAGGCTGTGTTGTTGCCTCACCAATCTGTGCCTGTGTCTGTGTTGTCTGCTGTGTTTCATCCATAGCTTATACATTCCTTTCTTGTGCCTGTCAGTTCATGCCTGCCAGTAGTCTATTGATATGTCCCCAGCAAGTTCATGCCTTGCTGTTGAGGTTTTAATGTCTTTTCCTTGACAATAAAAAAGACCATGTTTTTATCATGGTCTGAATTAACAATTATTCTGTTTCTACTCCACTATTACCCAGTCTTCAGCAAGGCAATCATTTATACTCGGCACCCACATGGAGTGTGAACCATCAACACATCTGATCTGCAGATATGGGTTACACTTGAATAAGTCACCCTCGCTGATTCCCCAGGCTTCTGCTGTCTGCTTGTTACATGGTATGCCATCAGGATATCCCTTCTGAAATACAACAAACATTCCTTTGCCATTCCAACCCTTTCTTGCAACTCTGAAGCCCTTCTTGAGCATTTCAAGAGCAATCCCAAACGTCATGTTGTCACATGGTCTGTATGTCTCATCAAACTGCTTCTCAGGAGACCAGTGTTCATACCCATCTGAATACTTGATAAGATACCCATTGTCGTTTGGGTCCTCGTCTGACGGTATCGGCCAACCTCGGTAGTAGTTATACGCTCCTCTGGTCATCGGTCTTGCTTCAATTTGCTTTGTTCCTACGTACTTCATTTTCGTATCCTCCTATTTTGTGCATAAAAATGGCACCATGCAAACGCACAGTGCCTATAGCTCATATATTTACTTGTTATTCAACTTGAATGTAAGCTTTGTTTTACCATCTGTATTGCTTATATTCAATGTACCCTGTGTAATAATGTCCATTCCTATCAGAAAATCAACATCGTGTCTCTCTAACGGAAACTCTGCGACTCTTACATGGCGACACACCATATCATCACCTAAATGTATATCAAGCAGATAATATACTATGTCCACCTGTCCCGCTGCCGTCACTCCAACCCCTGTATCAATAGGTTTAAGCCCCAGCTTCTTGGCAAGCCTTACCGATATACAAGACGTCATAGAACCTGTATCCCACAGTGCTTTATCAACCCTAAACCTGGGTGACTCTGGCGTGCACTCTGATATATCAGCACTTGTATATAATCTATTGATTATCTCGCCGTATTCCATCGCAAGAGTATGATCACTGTACACAATCTGCATACTGCCATCAAGTCCAGTTTTTACCGGCTTATTATCAGTTGTTATAAGTCCTATATTCGTATACATTCTATCACCTCAGATATAACAAAAGCACCCTGCTACTGCGGAGTGCTTGCTATTCTATCCATTCCTTTAAATTTTTACTTTCTTCCTCTAACCGCTTTAAAATTTCTTCCCTTTTCTCAGGAGACATTTCTTCGTGTATTATCGTGTCCTTGCCTTTTATTATAACTCCATCCATGATATACCAAACTCCTTTTCAAACTCTAACAAAGTTTTCTTTTGAGCTACTTCTATATCATAATTGTATGGTTCTGAATGATATTTGTCAACAGTGTGATTGAAATGTTCACTTCTAAATGGAATGTCTCCAACTTTATACACAAATACTCTTCCATTATGTGTTGCAACCATTCCAAAATCATACCCTCTTGCTCCTGCTGCAACAAAATCACTTCCAGTAGGCAACAAATTAGTAGGATGATTATGTATACCTATTATTCCCTCTTTCTTTGCATATAGTTTCAAGAAATCAATTTCATTTTTTGACAATTCTATACCCAGTTCATTTGTACCAGTTGTTTTTGACAATAATAGTTTTCCTGTCTTAGAGCTGATAACATAAAGATCTTCACCATCTGTCCCATTTCTATGAGTAAGCATTGCCATTGCATATTTTCGTAAAGCCATGTTTACATTCGTGTTTTGGGTTAATTGTTGGAACTTTTTACTATATGTTGGTCCTTTTATTGTTTTAAGATCAACAATGTTATCTCCTATTCTCAGATCATAGATATCTCCGTGCTCTGTATTTCTTTCGGGTTGATTATCAATATCTATGAGCACATTTTTCTTTTCGTCATCCTTCTCAATCACATACTTCCTATACCACTGTGCATAACTCATATCAAATGGTACATGAATGTTCTTGTTGGTCTCCGGATCCCTTGCAGTTCTCTCCTTTGGAAAAATTCCATCCTCAGGATATGCCATGGTTGTTGATCTGCAGTTGGGATGCATCGGAGGAAAGTTTACACCTACCTCTGCTTTGGAAACGAAGAATACATCTTTATCTAAGCTCCGGCATATAGATGATGTTCTCATATCAAGTGTAGCAAGGAAGATGTATCGTCTGGTTCCTGCCGCCTTATATGACATCAAGGTGCCCTGATTACAACAGTGATTCACCTCTGTGCGGATAATACGATTTATCTTATATCTTTCGCTTACTACCCTTGCCTCAAGTGCCAGCTCCATATCTCTGATACTCTGTCCTGTCATAAGGCCCTGTGTTATAACCTCTTCAAGGCTCTCTGCCAGCTTCTTTGTATTCTTCCATACCCGCTTTGAATAATTGGAGCCCGCCCAATTGGTTGCTATTGCCGCTTGTACATCTCTGTCAGTCAGCTTCGTGAAGTCAAAGCCTGTCTCTGTTCTTCTCTGCTGGTCGTATATGCTCCTGTAGTAGCTCTGCTCATATGTATCTATAAGCCTGTCTGTGAGCCTGTAATGAGCTGCAGAGCCAACTTTATAGGCTTGCGCATGTATCAAATCCTTTAATGCCTCAAGACGTGATATGCGAGCCGCATAAGCCGGAGCATTGAGCCTTGCGAGTATAGCCTGCCTGGCTACCTCCTCCTGACACTGTGCAAGTGTGATCATAAGATTGCGGCGCATAGTCTCCGTCTGTTTCTCATTAAGAAGCCTCAGAGCGGCATCCTGGCTTATTCCTGAATCACGTGCATACTTACCAAATATCTCTTCTATCTGTTTCTCCACAATGTCCACAGCACCATCAAAGAGCTTGTTTACATGCATGATATCAACATCGGCTCTGTCCTGAGTAAGTTTCTCAAGATCTACGGCTCTTTTCTCCCAATAGTTGTTGTCGCTCATAGATCACCTACTCTTTCTCGGGATCCTTTTCTTTATCATCCTTGATAGGTGTCTCCATGTCTTTTGCATGCTGGCCGCCAAACGTGGCAAGGTACTGCTGCTGTTCCTCGGCTTTCTGTCTCTTAACAGCTTCTATGACCTCATCAACATCTTTGATAAACCAGAGCTGTGAAAGAAGTGTCTTATCATCCACTATGCCCCTGAGCTGAGTTACCATATTGATGATTGTTGGCTTATCTATAGGCATTGCAACTGTGAATACAACATCAAGCTCCTTCTTGTCTATGAGAGACATTTCACCCTTGACATTGAGCCAGTGGTTGTACATCTCGAATCTCTTCTTGAGGCCTTTCTCAAGGCTTCTCATCTTATTCTTCACAAGCATATTCATAACCATCAGCTTGAGCATGAGAGCCTGTCCTGAGCTGTTCCCAGCAAAGTTCTCATCTGTCATATCAACTGTAAGGGTCATCTTATGTATCTCACGGATAATATCATTACAGAGCACTGAAACACTGTTTTCATCAAATGCTTTCTGTATGTACTCTATCTTTCCATCCAGTGGCAAGCCATCAATGAAGCGGTTCTTCTTCAACTCTTTCTCGTCATCGTCATCTAATGTCATGCCGAACATGGCAAGTATTGAATTGACGAACTTCTTCTTGTCTGTCACACGATCGCTAAAGAGCTCATTAAGAGCATCCTGCATAGGTATGATCTGTTCAAAGTCACCCTGTCTCTCATCGTTGTTCTGGTACTCCACCACAGGAACCTCACCAAAGTAATGCTCCTGTTCGCTTCCCTCAATAAGATAGAACTCAAAATTATCAAGATCACGGCTCCTGTATTCTTTTGTGTTGTGATCGTTGCATACAGTGATTGAATAATACTTTGATTCGTTCAAATCTTCCTGTATCTCATAGATGATTGCGAACAGTTTATTGTGCTCCACTGTGTTGTCACGAATCATGATACAGTTCATAGGGCTCACAACTGTACTTCGTGGCTCTGGGTTCTCATCGCTGTTGGCATATAACTGCTCATAGGCTTCGCCATATATGCCTATAGCCTTACCTATCTTGGAATCTATCTCTGATATAGTCTCATTGTCGTATACGTCCTGTATGCGGCTTATATCAAGTTTCTGGGACAAGTCAGGATCATACAGCTTCACGCTTCCATTCTTGATAGATGCTTTCACACCACCTTCAAGCTCCTTGCGCTGTTTATCCGCTTTATCCGCTTTGTCGCTGTTGTACTTGACCGGTTCACCGAGATAATAGCCAAGGCCGACATCAACCACATATTTAGCATAGTTGACATTGAACCTTACAACATCATCATCGTCATCCACTTTGTGTGCAAGAATATCATGTCTACCCTCGTAGTAATCCTTACACTTAGCCCATCTGGCAAGCTGCCCTTTATGCTTCTGTATGAGGTATTTGAAAACCCTTGAATCTATGTTGTCTAAGTCCGGCACCATTGCCGGATCTATGTATATTGCCATCGTGCATATATCCTTTCTGCCATGTGTTTATAATCCCTTCGGTCTCTTCCTTGACTTAACACGGCTGTTTCTTCGTATATCCTCTATTGAGTACCTGAGAGCCGCCATGGCATCGTCAAAGAACGGCACAGGCTCATCGGTGTACTCGTTTGTCTTCTGGTCAAGCTGCCATTTCCACTGTCTGATCTCGTCATATGTGTTTGTGCAGCTATAATGTATATGTATCTTTGGTATCTGCTTCAGATAATCTATCTGTGCATGTACGCTTCCCGGCTCCTTTAGGACTCCTCTGGCTCTCTTATATCCGGCTTTCTGCCACATCTTGATTCTGTCCGGCTCTGCTGAATCACAGTACATATTTAGCTTTTTATCAAACTGCTTTTCAGCTGCCATCTGTATGATCTCGTTCGTGTCTTTCTCGTACACATAGAGTTCTTTGCAGATGTACAATTCACCATCCTTGAAAGCCACCTCAAGCAAAGCATTTGCATGATTGAATCCAAAATCCTGTGCATTCACTACATAATCGAAGTTGCTATGATCTGTGTCAAAATCCTCAACAACATAGTTTGTAAGGATAAGACCACCAACTTCGCCCCATTCCCCAAGGCCATACACTCTGTACCCCTCAGGGTCTACTTTCTTACGTCTCTCCATTCTTGCCCTGTATGCCGCATCAATAAATCTGTTGTTGACATAGTTGCTTGAATGTGTCAGTACATTCTCGTCCTCAATATCAAAGAAGTTTTTCTTTATCCAGTGGGTAGCTGATACAGGGTTAAATGTCATCTTGATCTGATAGAACTGCCCTGGTGGCAGCTTACCTCTGAGACGGTCGTCTATAATCTCAAAATCACTCTGCATAAGCTCCGTAGCCTCTTCTATCCATACATCCGTGAGCTTTCCACGCTTAAATGTGATAGATTTCAGTTTTTCACGCTGCTTATCATCATTTACCCCTCTGAATATGATCTGGTTACAATTTGCCTTGCATTCGATCATGAGCGGGTTCTGCTTGATGGTCCAGTATTTCTCATATTTATCACCGAACATACGAAAAATAGCACCCTGCAATTCTGCAAAAGTGCTATCTCTGTTTGTTATATCTGATTTTCTTACACATAATAAATTCCTGCCTGGATCCTGAAGGAGCCTGAGTATATAGTTTGTGGCTGTGTCAACACTTTTCCCGGATCCAGCCGAGCCTTTCATAACTATATATCTTCTCTTGCTCCTGTTCACTTCCTTAAATGCAGGATTAAGCTCAACTTTAATGTTCATCGTCTGCCATATCCTCCACTTCTGAATTATCCAGAGGTGTTTCATCACCATACGACACATTTATATTCAATGTCATATCTTCGCCCTCGGTATTCAGATTGATAATATCCTCAGGCCTCTGCCCCACTGTATCCCTAATGAACTCAGCACTGGCAATTGAGCCTTTGAGGGCTTTCTGAACTTGGGCTATGAGTATAGCGTCCTGGACTGTGATATTCTTGCCCTTTATATCTGCTATGTTCTTTATCTTGTCGATAGTCTCAAAGGTATCTTTCATCTGCTTCTTTGCAGCTCTTGTCTTACCTGATTTGACGCCGCCTTTCTTGCCTGCTTCCTGAAGCTCTTCTTTTGTCATGTCCTTAAAGCTCTTTCCCATCCGTTTCACCTGCCTTTCATATCAATCTATTTACACCTTATTCTTCGCTGGCTTATATGAATATTCATATCCATACTTCTTTGCATTTCTGCTGAGCCACTTACTGAGATCCGCATCATAGTTATCACTACTTACCTTGACACTATGAATGGCTTTGTTGAACTCCGTAGCCTTAAAATGTGTTTTCTTTTTAATCGTATACGTTCCCGCTCTTCTTTTGCTGTATAGCTTAGGATCTATACCTCTAGGTGGCAATGCGTTTCTGCTACTTGCTGTTACCGCCTTTTGTCCACTACCTGCCCATGTCTCAAGGTCTGCCCCACTAAAATTGCCCCATCCATTCGCTGGATGATTGTGTATAAAGTGCTTACCTTCGCTTTCAAATGCATCATAACTCACGCTACCTCTGGAACCCTTATAATAATGTGTCACATATCCATTATCATCCACTTGGACTCCCCATTCTCGGCCACTCTTGGTATGCTTATCATTAAAATTCTTGATAACCCTGTCTATACTTCCTGTATTCTTTGAACCATTCATCCAGGCAGGAAACAACTTCTCTGATGACTTACCTCTTCCATTTGAAAATGACAGTCCTCTATCTCCTTGCTTTGCCCTGAATGCGTTTGCTCCTCTGCCACCCAATTGCTTTACCTCCACGAAAAAAGGACACTTCACAATGAAGTGTCCCAACGTACTATAACTATGTAATATCTATTCTTCCTCTATCGGGAACCACAAACTGCTGTCGTCATTCACGCACATACATAAAGGATTGTTAAATGCATCCTTCTCAGATTCCCAAAACTCTTTAAGTTTTTTATCTCCAAGCATTCCATTCTCATAGAGGTCATCTATATTCTTGAATGTTATTTCCTCATCCGTATCATAATTAACGATTGATGCCGGACTATAATATATATAATAATCTCCAATCCTGAATGCCTGAGCTTTCTTCATATGGTGTAAAAATGTGTCCTTAAGCATATCTCCCACCTAACCTCTCTTAAATGCTTTATTGTCATAATACTTCACCTGAATACTGTCAGGGAATTTATAACCTATATCACCGCCATATACAAGCACTCTCTTTGGCCTGATGCGCTTGAGTGCTTCTGTCATTCCATTATACCACATCTGCTTATTTTCGTCATCCAGCTTGACTCCAATAGTTGACACCGAAACAGTTCCACCCTGTTGTATTCCATCAAAACAGAATGTATATGTTTCTTTCTCAGCCCATGAAAGCGTTGGTATCACTGTTATACCAACGTCCTGCATCATCTGACCGATGAGGCGGCTTCTGTACACGTTCCATATCTTCATAGGCATTGGCATGTCCATGTACAGGCTGAAGTCTGGAGTAAATACACAGTCAAACTCTCTCAGCTTGTCCATGTACTGTTGCGGGCTGTTCCAGATTCGTTCAAACTGGTAGTCATCAATGTAAAAATGCACCCCACATCTACGCTTCTTGGTGGATAGAACATAATTGAATGATATCAGCTCATCCGGTTCTGCGTTCTGTGCCTCTATAATCGGCATCTGATAAAATCCCTCTGCCCTTGCTCCGTCAAAATCATCAAGGTTGTATTCCTCGTATGTTCGCTCTCGTTCATCGCCGTAGTATCCGTCATCCTCATCATCCTCAAGCAAATCTGGAACATCAAAACCAAAGTCAGCCATGTCAAAATCCTCTATGGCTGTAAGCTCCTGGTTGAGTAAATCCAAGTCAAAACCACTGTTCATGGTCAACTTGTTGTGTGCCAGGATATATGCTTTCTTCTGCTGCTCTGTGAGCTCTGTAAGCCTTATACAAGGCAATTCGGTATATCCAAGCTCCTTGGCTGCCATGAGCCTACCATGTCCCTCTATCAGGACGTTTCCCTCGTCTATTGCAAGCGGATCATTGAAGCCAAACTCACTGATAGACTGCTTTATCTGCTCAACCTGTTCCTGTGGATGCTTCTTTGCATTCTTGGCATATGGTATTAACTTATCAATATCAACATACTCTATCTGCATATCTGCCTCTTCCTAGCTTCGATATAGGTTCGAAGCTATGATTTTTTTCTCACTCTCTTTGGAATCACAATCTTGTATAGCGGTTTACATACACTCTTTACTTCCCCACCCAGCTTTATAGTCGGCTGAAGTTTATATATCTTAGTGCATTTAACCATCACCCTTAACATGGCTATTGGTAATGCCAATCTACCAAGTACAGGATGTATGTATTCAAAACTATATTCAGGTCTCACAACCTCGAATCTTTTAATCTTACTCATATCCCACACCTCAAACAAAATAGCCCAGTGGGGAGAGATCAGCGTTCACTTTTCACAAGGGGAGGTACAACCACTGGGCATAAGAAAAGGGACACGACCGAAATGGCAAACAGTCATGTCCCTTATGAATCAACATAATTTTACCATTGCAGTATACCACGTTTACAATGTGCTATGTTGTGCTAAAGTGTGCTTTTTTGTGCTAAAGTGTGTCGACTTTCTCATTTAAGCACGCTCTTTCAAACTCCAACAAGGCATATCCATGAGCATGCCTTGTCCGATCATATGAGTACCCAATTTCTTTTGCTATAGTCTTTAAGGTCTTAAATTCTATATACTTCTTAAATAAGATCTTCATGTACGTTATATCGTCCAGCATATGTATCTGTCCTATGACCTTATGCTTGAGCTCAGTGAACCTCTCTATGTCCTCATGAATCTCATTTTCAAGGTCAACATACTTTGTCACCTTTTTGCTCATAGAATCAGCCTTAGCGCTTGTCTGTACCTTCTCAGACGAATAATCAAATGCCCCTGTACAGGTTGCATCTTCCTTGAGTCCTGCAAGCTCTATCTTCTTCTGTCTGATCTTAACATCCAGAAGCTCCACCTGTTTCAAATACTCTTTTGCTTTCACCGCCTCACTCCTTCCGGGTAAATCTGTTCATCAAATGATTGTCAGGATCCAGCTTCATTCTGAATTCTATCTGTCTTTCTCCAAGCGGATCATTGAGCTGTGCCCCTTCAAGAAAGTTACAGAGTTTCTCTATGCAATCCGGACATAAATCCTTAGTCTCTATTGCATCATCGAACACATCAACCACCCTTGCCCTTATCGCCGCTCCGTGTTCAAACGGCAGGTCGTAGAACCCGCCGCATCTATCGCATTTGCCTGCATATGCCATTCTATACGCTCTCCTTCCTTGATTCATAAGGTTTTGGCAACTTTCTCCAGGCTACTACCTTATCTGTAATCTTTGAGTATTCGTAATTATCACAATAATCATGCACTTCGTACCAGCCCTGTGGGATCCACCAAGAAATACCATCTTCTGTATACTCCCTCTCATCTAAGATATCTTCATCCACGTTCCATCCTAAATCTTCCAACGAACAATTGTGATGTGTGATATATACCGCCTTAACAACTCGACTGTATATTTCACCTGTTATTATTGAGGCTTTTTCTATCGTTACAAGAACCTCATCTGAAGTAGTTCCCTTTTCACATTTGGGAACTGTGTCTATATTCCATTCCATTATGTATCACTCTCCTTTATCAATTCTGGATTGTCAAAAATGTTGCCGATAACCTCTGCATTAACCATATTTATCCAATAACCTAAATCTTTTCTGTATCTTTTAGTACACTTGCCTGACCAGTCTACATAAAATCCAACATGTTCAGTTTTGGTGCTATCAAAGCAACTCTGATAACTGCCGTATTTGATTTGTGCACAAGCATCACTAAATAAGTCTTTTACAATATCATTCTCCCAAATCAGCTTGTCGTTCTTATCTTTCAAGCCTGTGCACTGACAGATAGTATCTGGTCGCACTTCAAATGCAAATGGCGAACCTGCTTTATTGTTGATATACCATTTATCATTTTTGCAATACAAAAATCCTGCAACCCACTCTCCATTACAAATTTTCGCCTTGAATAGACATCTATCTTTCATCCACTCCACCTCTCTTCACGATCTCCACAGCATCATCAAAATTAACCACCAGCTCTCCGCCCATGCCCTGATTGCCGTACCTTTCAAATGACTTGTCCTGCAGCTCTGAAACAGCCTTGTCCACATCGTAGACTGTTGGATGCTCCTCAATAAGTTTTTTCGCCTCAATTCTCATTGATTTCTCTGACTTACGTTTCTCTAGTCCTTGTTTCTCAAGTGCCTTTATCGCCATATCAAATGCCTTTCCGGTATCATTCACATAGGCATAATGTGAATATCTATAATCTGTTGTTTCCTTTAATTTGGCTATTGCTTCTCTCTCTTCCATATTCCCGCGCTCCTATCTTCTCAGCCTTGCCACAGCCGCGTTCCATTCGTTTATAAAGTTCAATACCCAGGTAGCTGGGTATGTGCTTACAGCATACTGTTTTGAGATAGCAACTGCTCTTGCCCAGTTCGGATCCTGTTTGATCTCGTCTGAAATCTGTGCCATCCTTACACCTCCACTTCATCATCTGCCGGAAACCGGAACACCTTCGGTGGTGTGAAACAGAATGCCTGCTGATAGCCACTACCCTGTAGGATTCCAGGACCGCCTTCACACGATATGTAACTTCCATACAGTTTTATCATATCTTCCAGCACTTTCTCTGCCTTTCTCCTTGAGCTGTATGTTGCCATAAGTATGGGAGCTTCATCTGGCTTAATGTTGTCCCATGCATACATTACATTTGTTTCATTCTGCGCAAAGCCATCTATTGTGATGATTCCATCCTCATATTTAACATCGGCGTATCTTAAACCTTTCTGACTAATTAACCTCATCACTCCTCAACCTTCCTTTCCGCCTCAAGCCATCTGCGGATACACTCACAACAATGCCCTGTGCATTTATTGCCATCAAACCCTATCTCATTCGGACACATGATTATCTGTGCAAGATCCGCATCACTGAGTGACCGGATGTAGTCGCCGTTGGTCATCGGCTCATAGTTATCCGTCGCATTCTTGGTGCAGTGTGCGCATGGCTCCTGTGTCTCGTCCATGCCTCTGTATTTGCAGTTTTCGCAGCCTCCTGCTCTCTCTGGTACTATCTCCATCGTATTTCCCCCTTCCTGATCATCTCTCTTATGTCTGTGTTGCTGAAGCTCTCATGGTAGCCCTTTTCACTCTGCATCAGTACATGGTGCTCATATACCTTGATGATTGTCCATCGCTTCCAAACCCTTATAGGGACATTCTCCTCTTTCCCGTTCTTAGTGAGTATCCTCACCACCCGCCCAGGTCGGCAGATGGTGTTAAATGCTGCATCTATCTCAAATTCTGTCATGTAGTCTCTCCTTTCAGATAGCAAGTAACTTATTCACGAAATACTGCTGTCCCTTACCTGTAACCTTTGGTGTCCTGGTGATTCTGACTGATCCATCTGGATTGCTTATAGTGCTTTCCTTCACCTCAAACAGCTTCATCTCCATGCTCCTCTGAGTTGGCATATTTCGATCTGAGCCCTCTCTTTTGATGAGGTAGCCATTATCACGCAACCACTTAAACAAGCGCTTCTGACCGATGTTGACGCCATTCTGGCTTATCAGCTTTGCAAGGTCACCGATCAAAATTGATGTGTGACTTGCTGCAACCGCATCGGCGAATATCGCCTTTGGTTTCATTGTCTCTATCTGCTTGTCCCTCTCCAGTATCTTGTTCTGAGCTACCTGCAAGGCTCTGGCCATGAGCTCATCATCCGACATGGTTTCCTGTCCGGCTATGTACCCGCCGTTCTTGCGGATGGATGGAAGCACCTCACTTGTCACCCACTTCTTGAACTTCTTTGCATTTGGCAGCTTGCTTGAAAGGATAAGGCTGTATAACCCTGATTCATTGATAAATATCACTTCTCGATTCTGACCTGACCGAACGATTCGTTCTGTCAGCTTATCTTCTTCATCAACATGATCCCTGATTGCCTTTGCTGTGTTTGCGTATTCAAGAATGTCAGCCACCTCCTTCCCGATAAACCAAGGCTCGCCGTTCTCTATTACTGTTCTGATCTTTCCAAACTCTTTATTCTCAAATATCTTCAAATCGTTCATTCCATACCTCCATCTATAAAATCAAACAACGTCGGTGAATCAACCTCATTCTCCTCGGACTGTAGATAGCCAACACCATCTCTGAAGTAATCCGGATTGAGCTCACATCCCTTACCAAATCTGTGCATCTTGACCGCCATCATCGGTACTGTCATAAGGCCGCCGAACGGATCATATACCACATCGCCCGGATTGCTGTATCTGTTGATGATCCTCTCAACAATATCAAGCTGCAGCGGGCACACATGCATCGTTGCCCTTCGTCTGCTCTGTGTCGTGTTGAGCGTCCGCATCCTGTTGATGTCGTCCCATACCTCAAGCTGATTCCAGGATCCCGGCGCTACAACCATGAATGTAGCTGGAAGCCTGCCATCTGTATCCAGGTACTTTGCAAGTGCCACATGCTCCTCATAGTTGTATACGTGCTCTCTGCTGTACTGTCTGTACACTCTCTGTAAGTTATCCACAGATACACCCTCAAGCTCCTCTTTGCTTATCAGCCTGTCTCCTGAACTTCTCCAGTATCCATGAGCATCTATCTGCCACTGTGCTCTTGTGTACTCATCCTTGGACTTTGTAACCGGATCATCAGCGTATGCCTTACTGTGGTCTGTTGGCAGCTTGCGAAACAACAAAATGTATTCCGGACATCCCACGCCCATCTTGGTGCCGTCCTTGCACTGCTCAGTCCATCCAAGGCGATATGTCTGGTTATTCTCTCGTACAACATCCGTAACCACTGTTATCATTCCAAAATACTGGAAGCCATGACGCATATAGTGTTCTATACAGTCAGCGTGGAATGGCTCAATAGTCGGCATGCCTGTGCCTGTTGCATTTCCAAACAGCACTCT